TGGACTGACAATGACCAAAACCATTGTCGCGCAACAAGGCTGGTACGCGTGCACGAAGGACAGATCCGTCGCTGTAGCGTCCTGCCACACAAGCCGTGGCACTGGACAGAATGGGCAGGGAACTGTAAAATTGTTCATTACTACTGTTGGTTGCATCCAGGTATTGACCACCTGCATTGGGCAGTTGCGTCACAAGCGCCGTAAATCGGGCGTAGCGAATCGGTTTACTTAAATAATAGGTGTCTCCTGAATAGTACTGTGACCCTGGATCGACCACGGTCAATGTCTGGGCACCACTTGCATCGAGCGTGACTTGCACCACACTGTCGTACCGTCCCCCCAACACGACATGGTACTCTCCGGTTGTGATCGACCCACCCGAAGGGGCATACGTCGTGGTCGCAGGAATGCTTCGATTGGGGCCCGTTGCCCCCACGGTCATTTGAGTGGTCACGGTCGCCGTGTCCAGGCACAGTGCTTCTTGTGCGCACCACACACGCACCACTTCACCGACTTGGACACCAAAGGGCGCACACGTGGTTGCCGCGAGGTGCGTGGTACTTTGGTGCATTTCGTGTCTTGAAAAGGTGCACGTGGGGTCGGTCGCGGACGTATTGCGCACGCACTTTCGCAGGCTTTCGTATGCTGGGATGGCTGTAAAGGACACATCCGTCGCCGCACTAAGTCCCGATCCTGCATTCACAAGACGCATGGTCTGCGCCGCCGATCCAGACGCATAGGATGCATCGTCGACTTGAAATAGAACGCCTCCGGGACGTTGAGGGGAGGTATAGGTCGCGTCGCCGACAACATACGTGTTGGTGGAATAATACGACGAGGCCGTGGCAATTGTGTAGTCGGTGGCCAGTTGACCATCATTCGTGATGGTTAATTTCAACCCATTCGTCCGAATGGATGCCTTTTTCCCAAAGGCCGGTTTCAGAAAAGTGCCTGTGTCGGACCCGCTAGTTACATTCAGTGCATTTGTGGGGGGTGAATTGCCAGTCGCTGTATATTTTCCACGTGGATACATGTACGCGGGTGGCCCTGCACCATAGGGTGCGCTGGCGAGGCCCATGTTGGAGGGCAGAATGGAGGCGAGTGTATTCGGGCGAATCGCCGTAAACGAGGCACCTTGACTTAACGTCGTTGGAATGCGTGGAATGAAGGACGCATTGGGTGCGGTGTAACTTGCGTGACCCACATAATCTTGGATTTCAAATCCCAATACATTGGCCAATCGGTCCACGGCGGATGTCGCGACCAGCGTGCTCAGGTCTGGAATGGTGGCTGCAATACTGGCCAATGTGGAGGGACGGAAATACAAGGCAAACGGGGGACCTGGGCGGGCTTCATCCACAGCAATTGTATTGCCACTGGGGTCGTTGACTTGCGCGTCGGATGTGAACCGCGCCTCGATTGTAAACTGGGAGGTTGTGAAATTGTAGTACACATTATACACCACCGTTCCACTCAGATTCACAGAAGGCCGTGCACCGGCATTACCATCCAAAGGCGTCCCACGATACGCATACGCGCTGGAGGAATGAAAGAGACCCTGACTGTCGAGCCGCGTCAGCAAATAACTGAGGGCGCGGCAAAACGTCTCGGGTGTGTATTGACCGGGTGCCACAATCGCCAGCTTTTCGGTCCCCAGCGAATCCCGGAAGCCAAAATAGCCCACTCCGGGCAATGCGGATGTTTGGGGGAAATACAGTGGGTTGAGTGCAATGGGCAGCGCCGTACTGAGTGTCTGTTCTGTGTAGAGTCCTGGAAGAAGTCGTGCTTCAAAGAGGAAGCGTGGTGGTGTATGGGCGCGCAGCCCGATGTATGTTTCGCGGTTGCCGGAGTCTCGTAATTGGGTCCACGTCGTAAAGGGTTGATTGGACGTGAGTCCAAGCATGTAGCCAAGTGAGGTGCGTGTGGCACCCGCACTGTTGAGGGGGGTGCGTGTGGTAAAGGCGGGATATTGGGTTCCGTAATGTACCGGGACTGCGGCATTGGTGGGCAACGGGTAATGCAATATAGCAGGTACTGTCAAATTGGGTGTGGTAATTTGGAGATATCCTTGATGATACGCAAATGTGTAGTGATTACTTGGGGTTGATGCACCAAAATAGGTGGCGTAATTGGCAAAGGCAAAGGTGAAATAACTTGCGAGTTCTTGGATGGACAAGGGTGGACAGCACAGGAAGGAATGGGCAAAGAGTGCGGCATGGCCTGGCACACGCACTTGAAAGGTGGCACCATCGAACACTTCATCGTATTCGACGTTGGGGCAGATGATGCGTAAATCGGGTGGATCCAACGTTGTTTGTGCGGATTTCCAGGCAGCATAGCATTGATAATTGGCACTGATATCCATTGCAGTCACTGCGCCTGTCAAACCATTGACTCCGGTGATGGGACACAGGTAGGCAGGCACACCCACTGTGAAACTGGTCGTTGCGGATTCGCGGATAGTGAGTTGGTTGACTTTCATGTCGAGTCCACTGATGCCATCCACATCTGCGTGAAAGAGCGCATTGGAGGCATCCACAGTTTCACCAAGATCGAGCAGTAGTCCTTCACTGAACGTGAGGCGGTCATTGACGCCTGCTTCCACCGTCATGTGTGTGCGATTGGATGGCAATTCGAGGGTCGAAATCTGAAGTTGCATCACATCATTGAGTGGTTGCGGCAAGGTGATGCGGTAGGAGGAGGCGGAGGGATCGGCCTGACGGTCGCGGTCCGCGGACCGAGTCAAGACGTGAACAACTTTGGGCATACTTGTCTTGGGTGTGTGTTTTTATGAGTAGCGTACAATATAATTGGAGTGTGGAGTGAATCGTGAACGCCTGTTTCGGATTCAGTCGTTTTATGTAAAGGTCACGTATGAATGACAAGATGATTCGAATTTGGAAATAGTACATGTATGTTTTCTGTCTATTCGCACTATACTGTCTATAGATGCTTTATTGTTGAAGCACATTGACACCTTCATCCACCCACACTGGATCGTACGCCCAACTAGATCCAATTTCTCGCAATGTCGTTTGTGTGCAATCTGAAGACAGTTGTCCAAACTACAGGCATCTGCGCTGGTGGACTGTTTGCCACGGCCCAGGTAGTGAAATTGCAGCGGTATTACTATGAACGCCAGTTTCAGCCGATTGAATTGACACACCCTGAATTATCCTTGATGGTTTTCCGACTGCGCCGAAGCACCGTACGCGCAGGGTGCGAGGGGGGATGAAAACCGTCACATTTACGCTGCGTATCGTGGATGTTTGGATGCCATTCACGATTTTGCGCTTGGTCGCATATCGCATGTCGCGGAAAAATACAGATTGTGCGCGGTAATTTGAGGAGGTGATGGGATATCCGATCGAGTGTGAGTACGTGTAACTGACTCACCCTGGATTACGAAGGACCTTTGAAACCTGATTTGCAAGGTCGTGTATTAAAATAGGGGGGTATTCACAAACTCAAGTTTAATGAATCTATGGTTCATTGTCATTCCGGTGATTGGTGCCGTTTTGGTGGGGATTGCGGTGATTGTCGCGTTGGCCATCCCCCGCGTTCAACCAGTGTCCACAAGTACCACAACAACACCACCTTCCAATCAAATCCACGATGCGCCGGTGCATGTGCCAGTACTGGGTGCGAGTCCCAACCCCTCCTCCTCCGCCCCCTCGGCAAATCCGCCGGGTAGTTCCAGTGCCTCCACATTTTCGTGTGATTATCTGACGGGGACGTGCACCCCCGATCCGACGGGCCAATTGACCAATTGTGATGCATGTGAAAAGAAAACGTATTATTGCGACCCTGCATCGTGGTCGTGTCGCGACGTGGGATTTCTCCGCGATTCCGCCGCGCGTTGTCGTCAATCGTGTGCACCCGATCTTCGAATTCGTGGCAATTACACGGCCCAACGATCCGATACCAATGCGGACGGGAGTGGTGCATTTTGTTCAACTGGGCGATTCCGTGAGGCATCCACAGGCACAATCAATGGTACCAATCTACCTGCGTATCAATGGACAGACATGAGTTGCGTGGGCTATCGGTGCTGTTCCTCTCATTATTGCGACCCCAGTGGCGTTGGGCAAGATCCATACAGTGTGAGTGTGTGTCCGGACCTTGGCACAGAGACAACGTGCACGGGTGCAATGAACCGGGACGTGCCTGCGTATTGTGAGTGGACAGGCAGCGCGTGTCAGGCAAGTACAGGCGTCACTTCGGCCTGTGCGGCATGCACCGTGGATTCCGACTGCCCGGGTAATTTTGGCGCGTTCCAATGCACCGCGGGTGTGTGCGTGGCTCAAGGTCAGCCGAAATGTGATGTCATTGAAAAAGAGTATCGTACGGAGGAAGTGATCCCGGCGCATATGCGACAGGCGTGCACACAATTATTCAATAAGGATCGCGACACCATTGCGCGGTTGTGTGCGGATGTGACGGATGGAGATGTGTGTATGGGCACATATTTTGATCGTGCGTGTGTGGATCGGTATGGAAAAACATGGTTGACAGAGCGCAGCCATTGCGGTGCCCGGACTGCGCCGGCATATCCGACTATTGAAACTGACGATGTATAGGGTTTCTGTTATGTTTTTTATCCACCTGTAACAGAAACCGATTCCCGTTGAATACTGCCATGTCGGAACCCTTGTTGAACCCTGAACCGCACTCCGACCCCATCGCCACAATTCACGCGTATGTGGAGTCGTTGTCCATCGCGGAGTTGCGTGTGTATACGTGCAAGTATTTAAAATTGATTGAGGCGAAGCGGCTGCTCAACCATGTGTATCGCCAGCAATCGCATGTGAAACAAAAGCGTCGTCAATATTATTACATTCGCAATGATATTTATCATCCTGTGTATAATCGAATGGGTACAATTGAAAAGCGGCACAAGCGCAGTCCTTAAAAATGGACCTTGTCTATTTTTTTGATGTAATGTAGTAAAGTAGACATAGAATTATGTTTTCGCAGCTCCGTGCACAAATTGATGCATTTGAGCAGTTGAATGGCGGGGCACCGGATTTGGAAGTGCGTCGCATGTTCAACATGGCGTTGAAAGAGGAAGAGATTTTCCGCGGTGGTGCGGATCCTACAAATCCCCAGCCTGTTTCACTGGATCAAGTCTTGTTTGGGTTAAATAAGTCATCGGCTCTCACGTATCGGATTATGCGGGTGAATAAGCGCGTGCCGGAGTATTCATATGTATTGATGCAAATTATGTTTATAATTGTCACGTTTTGGAATTATCCGAATTTGGAAGAGTCGTTTCGGGTGCATGGAACCGAGCATTTGATTTCAACATTGGATCAATTGAATTACTTTTCGGTGGAAGAGCCTGTGTTGAGTACACCAACTGGGCAAAAGTTGGAAATGCGACTGCATAGTATTTTACAAGAGTTGACGGAGCATAATACGCAATTACGGGGTGGGGAGGCGCGACGTGCGAAATGGAAAACCTTTTTAGGCGGTGCTGGGAAACGTAAATTACCGGATATATATGCCGCGGCGGCGGCGGCGAAGGCGGCGGCGAAGGCAGCGGATGCGAAACGGCTCAAAGATGAAGAGGTGGAGCGGCTCAAAAAAGAAGAGGCGGAGAGAAAGCGTCTGGAGGATGTAGCGGCGGAACAAAAACGTCAGGATGCGGACGCGGCGGCGGCGGCGGATAGGATCCTTGAACTTGAAGTACAAATTGCCCAAGCGGCTCGGAAGATCCGTGAGGTTCACAACATTTCTGATGATTTTGCAGAACAACATGAATTCGATTTGAAAAACGCCCAAATAAGGCAAGCGGATGCGGGGGCGATAGCGAATATTGAACAAATAAATAAGGACGCGCAGACTCACACAACGTTAATACCAAAGCCCCACTCCAAGGAAACGCCAAGGCTGTTAATGTCGAGACGCCGCACTCCTGCAACGCCAAGCTCACCAATACCACATCACCCCATCGAAACGCCAAGCTCACCAATACCGCGTCACCCCATCGAAACGCCAAGTTCGCAAAGATCGAATTACCGCGACAGAGGACAGTTGGGACGCCGCACTCCTGCAACACTAAACTCATCAACATCAAACTTGGAAGATGGATCAAACTCGTCACCATCAGACCAGTCAATATTTGAACAGGAGGACCCTATCAGTTCACCGGAATCAAATATGAGATCGGTTTGGGCGAATCATAGATCGAGTGAGGGGAATGACGATGTGCCAGTGACATGTTGTAAATCCTGCTTGAAGATGTTCACTGGCGTTGGTACACCCCATGAAGATCAGACAACTTGTCCGGGTGCCAATATATTGATGAGCTTTGTGGTAGCCACTATAATGTGTGGAACGTCGTATTTAATCGAGATGGCTTTGGAGCGGTATGGTATTCATTTAAATAAACTCACATTGGCTGAATTATTTGGACAGAACCCCATGACCCTGGAAACCAATCCCCCCACAGCTGAAGCTGTCGCCAAACAACGTACACACGACAATTTTATTCACTATCAAGATTTGTTCCGTGCAACTTGGGAAGCAATGTTTAAAACACTTGACGACATGACCGATGTTGTCCTGGATAACGAAACATATCCTTTGCAGAAGATATATGCCTTGCAGCGTCATGGTGCGAGCCTCCTAACCAAGCCCATGCTATACACCATAATAGGCACCACAATAGGCACTACAGTGTCAGTTCGGACAATAGGGGTTCGTAGATCGTTGTTGGTTACCATAAGTTTAGCCTTACTGAGCGTAGTAATGTGGGGCCACTCGATCCTACTGGATAACATCACATCTGAAAGTGGTCATCGGTTTAGCAAAGACGCGATAGACTTCGTCAAAGAATTTATACACAATCATATAAACGTGACATGTTCGGATACACCAGACTCGCTGTGCCCGAAGCTTGCCTATACACTCCAACAAACAAATCAATACAATGGACGAAGTGATGAGGACCTACAAGTCCCATCTGAGTTTAATTTAATTGAGGCTCGCCAAAAAGCGATTGAACGCGAAAACGCGTTAAACAGTTTAGCGAAAGATATTCGCACTTTTCTGGAGACGTCCATACATACACAAGGGATTGCGTCTACCACAGCACACGGTGTTGGTGTTGATCCTGTAATATTGAATGCGTCTGTAATTCCTGACAGTGCGGATCAATCCATATTGGAGTATTTGCGGTCACGCACACGAGGCGCTTACAGTATGCAGCACGCCGAGGCAAATGAGATTGTGCAGAACCATTTATTCGAAGGTGTCATGGAGCGTATAAATAGCACAAATGATCCATTCGTTCTGATCAAGTACCTTACATTCTTGTGTGGTGTGTGGGGGCTTTTATACCTGATATTGAATTATAAGCAGAACACACGCAAAAAACAATAAAGTAGTGCGTTCATTTGGTGGGGTTCTTTTTTTCAGTGGAATACAGAAAACTGCATCCACCCGTCAACTCCAATTACATGGATCACACTCAGTTGACAGCCGCGATTCCTCCAAATTACGATGTGCGTCGGGTCGCGAAAACCCATTTCATCATCTTTGCCCGTCAATTTGTAGAATCGTTTGCCGAGTATTTTGACGACTGTGAGGCGATCCAAGATGTGAAGTTTCAATTTCTTGCACTTTACAATGATGTCCCCACTGCACTCGATCCAGAAAATTTTACAGAGTTGCTGTACACTTTCACCGAGTTGGGAGACGAAAAGGTGACCACCATGCTCAGCAATTTTGGCACTTTTATCCGCCCGTTTAAACCCTATATTGAGAAACGTGACCCGGCTGTGTGGGCATTGCTTGCAGATCTACCAGAGGCCCAAGACAATCTTATTGAGCAACTTCAAATTGCGGACAAATGGGCGGAGTGCGATCTCGAAACACACCAGGTGATCTGGGAATCCGTCGAAGTGTTGCTGTATTATGGATCCATGTACACCACATATGGCCAGATTCCAGAAACCATGATGGAGAGTCTCAACAAATGCGCACAAACACTCATGGAGAAAAATGCCGCGGCGGGTACGGCTCTCACGGAAGCGGAACTACAGGCCTCACTCACCGATTTGGGTCCACAAATTATGGCGAACATGAAGCCCGACGACCTCTTGGCGTTTGGTCAACAAATGATGTCCAACCCCTCCATGATGCAAGATCTGATGGGTATGGCACGCAATGTGCACTCCGCCATGCCGGGCATTAATACGCAAGATCTCATGCAAAAGATGATGCCTGGTGGAATGGAGGGGATGCAGCAAATGATGGCGACCATGAGCGGCGGGGGCGGTGGGGCTGCGGCAATGGCCTCCATGACACCGGAACAAATCGCCCATGCACAAACATTGGTTGCAAGCATGATGAATCCAAGTGCATGACCTAAGTTAACTTAACACCTAACTCCCCTTATTCCTTCCCCGGGTGGCTTGAAATCACTTTGAATTTTCACCTTTTTTTGCGACGTCGGAACCCATGGAACCCTCCAAGTCCCCACGCGTGTCCATTCACGCAACTCTGGCAAACCGCACCCTGGCCCACCCCAAAATCGAACTGGTGCCACTTCAGTGGACTCCACAGCATCCTCACTACCAGGCGTTTATGGATGCCACTCAACGGGGATTTGACTCCAATTGCGTGGATCGCCCCACGTGTGTGGAATGCCACTGTTCCACAAACTCCTTTTTCGCCAGGCACACCCATGAAGCATCCTGTCTCTTTATGCGCATGGGTTTCACGCCGCCAGTCTTGCCGCCAATTACAACCACAGTGTGCCCAATGCCCACAGCGGACGGCAAATGGCCCAAGGGCATGGACGACACCCGCGTCGGCGAAACGGGCCGAACATTTGGCGAACTTGTGCCCATGCATGCACTGTACTCGGTGGCCCAATTCTCAATCCAATTTTCATCGGGACAATTCGCACCCCCGGTGGACGGTGGGGCGCGTCGCCGCCGTGTGTCGCCTTCAACCTGGAAGGAGGCAACCCGGGACCCCTTTTTTAAAAGTGTGTCGACCCATCCTCTGGGCACATGGCTTCACCAACTAGACACATGGATGGTGTCCCAACTTGTGAAACAACGTGCATTGGACATGTTTGACCGCGACGTCGTGTGCTGCTACATTATACACTTTCACCATTGTGCTGTGAATCGAATGGTCCCTTCCAAAGCGGATATTGTGGGATTGTATTGGTATTTGTATTTTATGGACCGCTACATGGAATCACTGGTGTTGGGATGCCTTGTCCATGCAGCGGCATGGGTGTCCACGATTCCAGACCCCGAAACGTGGAGCAAGGAGGACGATGCACTACATGCCTATTTCGGCGACGCAGTCCCGCATGTTCCACAACTCAACTGTATGGGACGCCGCGCGACGACCTTGGCACCACTACTACTACACAAGTTGAGGCGTATTCGCCACGAGAAGCTGACGCAGGAGGCAATTTTGGCCCACCATCGCCTACGCGCGACATCGGCGCAACCCCAAGTGTCGTCAACGGACTATATACGCGCGGAGGAATACATGTCGCTGGGTATACACCGGAAGACGCGCCCAGTCATTCGGGACGAGGAGATTCAATTTGTTCGCAAATTAGCAGAGGGACGTCGTCGCCCACATTCCGCAACGGTTCGGCCCGTCAAACGAGTGTGCACGGATCAATCGCATGCAGTGGATCGGTGCGGTCGATTGCTGGTCAATCTGCGGTCGACACAATTCGGTGCCACGTTGTCGCATGCGGCGATCCGGAACCGTGTGATTCGGTTGCGTGCGAAATGTCCACAAACAATTGAGGAGCGACGCCAGATCCAAGCACAGATTCAAGCATTAGAACAGAAATTGACCCGCACAGCTGAAATCAAGACTGTCTCCACTTCACAAATTCGGCAGGTGGTGGATGTTCTGACCAACTTGGAGTCGCCGCCGCCGCCGAGCCACTGTTAAACACTTATAGTTCCAGAAACTGGTTCATTGTGTTCAATAACGCCGCATTCGATTTCCCGCCGCTCGTAGTTGTCGGCGGCATATCCGGGGGGAGTGTAGTTGCCTTGCGCACTCGTTTGGACGGCGTCGCTGGTGTTTTCGTCGGAGGAGGAGGAGGAGGAGGAGTTGAATCCGTGTCCTTGGGTTTACGGACACGCGTCGCTGGTGCCTTGGGTTTGCGCACACGCTTTTTCACAACTGTTTGTGTGGCATCTGTGGCGGGCGGGGCACTTGTGTCCGTTCCAGTCTTTATAGCCGGTGTCTTGGGCTGGCGCTTGCGCTTCGCGGGGGTCTTCTTCGCGGGATCCACGTCCGTGGTGGCAGCGGGCACTTTTGGTTTGCGCACACGCTTTTTCTTCACAGGCGTTTTTGTGGCATCCGCACTTGTCGTGACGGCGGTCGCCGTCGCAGGTGTACACTCCGATTTCGTCGCTGGCGTCAATGGTACATCCTCACTGGATGTGCCCTCGGTCTTTGTATTCGCGGCGATCTTTTTGTTCGGTTTACGCACACGCTTCTTTGCGGGTGTCTTACTCGCCCCCTCGTCGGACACGTGTACAAGTGGTGCCTTTGGTTTACGTTTGCGCACCACGGGTGTCTTTGGGGGCTTGGCGGGTTTGGTTCCTGCGGCGAGTGGCGCCTTGGGTTTACGTCCACGCTTCGCAGGCGCCTTTGGAATGGGTGCCTTGGGTTTACGTCCACGCTTCGCAGGCGCCTTTGCGACCGGCGGGGATTTGGGAGGAACCGGCGCCGAGTCGACGTCATTCGGACTAGGAGTCGGTGAAGCAGTTGTGCAGTCCGTGGTCTCTTTGTGCGGCGCGCGTGGGATTGCGCGGGCATGAATCACCCATTGTTCGGCTAAATGCGCCACTGTAGAACGTGCATCACCGTCCGACGTATTGTCCAGTTTGAGGTCCTCCAAAATACGCCGGAATAGAAAGAACAATCGTTTGGCGTTTTGAAGCAATCGGAGCTCTGGAGTGGTTTCAGTCTTCGCGTCACCCGATTTCACATCATCCAAATTGGGCGCTTTTTCAACCAGTTGTGTCCAATGTGCATTGAGTGTGGTGGCTTGTTCGAGCGCAACCATAAACGTCCGCACCTGATCAAATGTGGCCATCTGGAACCAGAAAAGACAAACGGACAAGCAATCGCGGAACGCAAAATTGATTTCATTGGAAGAGGGTCGACTCTGCTTGATTCGCAAGAGTGCATTTAGTTCTTTAATATAACATCTGTCACATATTGCACCAAGTGACGAACATTCATTCAATGAAATCAACCTCTTCAAGTGAATGGATTTCAATCTGTCTTTCTCTCAAAACGTAATTCAGATGAAGTGGACATGCCATGCACTAACGGAATGGTTTCACAGCGCACGCGCGTTTCTCCAGCATTCACCCGCAATTTTCCGCAGTCTGTGGATTCCGCGTGAGGCGCGCTGTCCGGGCCATCTTTTATTTGTATGGTCCACTCATATTAACGTGAGCACGCAAATTGAAACGTTGCTTGTTCTATATGTGTCGGAGGCAACAGTGCGCTCGTTGATTCGTGCGAACAAGTTCAATGTGGCACAGTTGGAAGCCTGTTTGGACTGGGTGATGGCTCAGTCAGTCGATGAAGAAGATCCAAGTTCGATGCGATTGTTCGTGGCGGCTGCGTCCGACAATTATGTCATGGTTCGACCCATCCCGTTGAAGGAATCCGACCCAATTGAATTGTGCCAAATAAGCACCTATCGGCATATGGCTACCTTACCAACCTGTGATGTGTGTACAATTCAATTGGATCATGCACCACAAAACAACTTGAAAATGCGCCGACTTGTGTAAGTGAATTAAACAACTTCCAATTGCGACGCTTATTTACTGGCCGAGGTGCTTGGCGTAGTTAGCGCGACACTTGTCGCATCATTTGCCGCGGCTGGCACGTCCTTTTGGGGTGCCAGGAACGGGTACTGTTGGTACACTTTGGCCAGTTCCTCGTCCGTCAGGTCCCCTGTAATTCCAAAGTACGCGTACGCTTCCTCTGGGGTGTGGCCATAGATTTTTGCGGCAATTTGCGTACACGCAAGTTTCAACAATGGCTCAACGTCCAAATAGGTAGAAGCCGCGACCAAGCTGTGCAGCACATTCTGCTCCACAGTGATGAAGTCGCGGTCGAAGGGGTCCGATACCGAATCGTTGAGGTTGTTGGAGGTCAGAGGCGAGACAATGGGGGCCGCTGGGTTGTTGAAGTGATGAGCCATGTACTTGATGATCCGGGCCAGGGTGTCGTTGTCCACTGTGGAAATTGGGATCTCAACCACGTCCTCTGCGTCCTCGTCTTCTGAATGATCCGAGTCTTCGTCTTCTGCGCCCGATTCAGCGTTGAATTTGTCCACCAAGACTTTCACCATTTTGGACTGAAGTGCATGTTCGAGGGGCACATCGAACTTGTTGCCTTCCTTGGTGATGAAACGCACCATGGTCCCGGACAACTCCACAGGGCCAGCCGCCGCCGCCGCCGCAGAAGCCACTGCGTGCACTTCCATTTGCGAAAGACTTTCTTTGGAACCGCCGCCACCGCCATCACTGGAACTGGAACTGGTCGACATTGCTACAAAAGCGAGTTGGAGTTGGAGTTGTACCGTGTCGTGAAATACTCGAATTTTGTGTGGGTGACCCAATTTCACTGCGGGGGGTGGTGACACAGTGGATGGTTGGCGCAAAACGGAGAGAGCGTGGGAGGGGGTGGAGGGTGGGAGGGTGAATGATGGCGCAGAGGGATCATAAATATAAGACATGTGGCGGGTAGATTCATAATTCAACAGATTGACCAATTATTGTGCCACCCATCACCCGCAACTCACTCTGAAAAAAACACCCCAAATCCTACAGAGTCGAGTCGTGTCACTCGATTGGTGTCACCGAAACAATGAATTCGGTACTTGCACGCATACTGACCCAGTGGCTTCAAATATACAATGTGCACGCAGTCACGCAAATTGCGCATTTTGTGGGGATGGATCCACAAGATCCATTTGTGGGAAAACGCTTCCTTTTAGTCACACCATGTGGTATCACGATCAGGATTGTCGAAATTGCTCCAACGAGTCGAGTGAAAGAGTTGATATCCCCCCTTCAACTTTTGTTTTATCCCGCTGATTTGGGCACACCTCTCCCACGCACGTGCTTGGTGTGGGAACATGTGAAGGATGGAGATCAACTTGTGCTCGCTTCGCGCAAGTTTGAAGGCATTGAAGACCAGCGCATCAATACACAAGTATATGCGACATGTATGGATTGGCACCCAGTACAGAACTGGATCGCATGCTCCAACAACCAGTCAGATGTTGTAATTTGGGATCTCAACGCGGAAATTCCACAACAGTTGAAGGTACTGCAAGGTCATTGCTCGCGGGTTAATGACATTTGTTGGCATCCATCCAGTGATGTAATTGCCAGTGCATCATGTGATACAACAATACGAATATGGAATTTAAGTAGTGGAACCTGTCGACAAGTTCTGCCAGTTCACCCACGTTATGATTGTCAAGCACTCGTTGTTGTTTGGCATCCAACCGGCAATTGGATGGCGACCGGGCTTTTCAAAAGCCCGATACCCACGGATACTGCCCCACATGGAATGATTCAAATTTGGAATACTACTACATGGGCAGTGGAACAAGTTCTTGATGATACAGCAAACATTTTTACTTTGTGCTGGCACCCGAATGGTACAAAACTTGCAAGCGGATCAGCTGACACCACAATTCGCATTTGGGACATTGTTACAGGGAAATGTCTTCATGTTCTCCAAGGTCATTCTGATTTGGTGCTTTCCGTTGCATGGCATCCGTCGGGAAATTGGATTGCAAGTGGATCATATACCACACTGCGTGTTTGGGACATGACAACTGAAGCTACAGGAGATTTGCCAAGATCAACGACTTTAAGCAGTCATCAAACCAAAATAGGTTCAGTCAGTTGGCACCCAAACGGTGTCCAATTGGCAAGTGGGTCACATAGTCAACAAGCTCGAATATGGGACACACGAACATTTAAATGCACCCAAATTGGTGAGTGCACCACCACCGCCCACTACTCAGGGTCACGCGTAAAATGGAATCCATGTGGGACACGACTCGCAGTTCAAACAAACAGTAAACTACTGATTCTAAAAGAAGGATCTAAAAGACGGGTTCAAAAATACCTTTGGTGGTATACACTCAAAAACGCACTGTTTGGAAAAACGAAGATGCCTGCATATTGGACGCATCCCCAGGAGTTTGAAGTGATTCTCCAACAAAAGTTGGCCCACTTTTACGCACAGCGCGTCAACCGGCGCAAATTATTCAGTATTCTGCGCAAACAGAAATGGATGGCTGATTATTTGGGCGAAGTGGGATCCAAGACTGGTAATCTATATGTGCCCATGTGTGGCCTGAACCTTGGTGAAATTATCTTGTATGATACACTTCGACCCTTTTTGCCACGTCTTGTTACTTTATCTACGCCCTGACATGGCTGCAAAATCCGTTGGATGTAAATTGGGAAAGAACCCTCCTTCCCGATGTGGGTCTGAGTTCACAGGATCCTGCGCCCTCGCAGGAAAGATGGGTGCACAAAATTGTAGATTCCACGAGGGAGGTGGCGGTATAGACAAATCACGCGGATCATGGACGTATTCTTGGGGTGTGGACTCGAACAAACTTTCCACGCCCAACCATCCAGTGACGGGGATCCCGGTGTCGTCCATCACACGCCAATCACAGTTATAGGCAAAATTCCGAGGACTGTCCTGAGCCATTGCCGCCATTGTGGAGAAGACGAACACTGCGTTGAAAGGGGTATTCACAAATGTCACAGGGTTAGGCAAAACAGATCCCTCCCACCCGCACACAATGAATAGCATTGGCGACAATGACGACGACGACGACGAAGTGAATGGAATCTTAGCTAGTTTTGACATGGGAGCCAAAAATTTAGCAGTGTGTGTGCTTGACATGGAAACCAAACAAGTCCTCCATTGGTTCCTGATTGATATTTTTCGCCCCGAAGAAGTGGCAACTGGGCGTGAAACCAATTCCAACAAACGCACCGTGGACCAACACGTGGAGGCAATGATTCCAGCACTGGACTCGTACTCAAGTATTTTTGACCATGTGACCCATGTAGCGATTGAATTGCAACCCGCCGGACGTGGGAAGTTTGCCAACAATAAAATGTGCTCCCTTCAACATGCACTCAAAACATGGTTCCTGACCAAATATGGGATCTGTGCAGCGATTGTGAGTCCCAAACTAAAACTCAACATCATACGCGATCGTTTGCGGGCCGACGACCAACTCTGTGACCCTGTGCCAAGTACACCCAAAGCGTCCAACAAGCGATATGCCTATCACAAAAAACGCGCAATTCAATGTGTCCGTAAAATTGGACCTGAGCATGCTACAGAGAGTCAAATGATTGTCTTTTTAGGCACAAAAAAGAAAGATGATTATGCCGATTCCTTTTTACAAGGATTGTGGCGAATCCATCAATTAGAAGAAGTGCTGCGTAAAAAGCGCAAGAAACCACGCAAACGTAAACGTAAAGTAAGTTAAAAATCCACAGTTGGGTTGAACAAGGTGGTGGGTAGTTTAAGCTTCAATTCCCGGGCCAAAAAATCCCGCACAGTCGCCATGTCCGAACTTTGGAGCTGCGCCATTTCATCGGTGCGTAAAATCGTTGGAAGTTTTGGGGACCCAAACGCAGCCCGAAGGGCGGGGTAGGCTTGTGCATCAATTGTGCCAATTACGATTGTGTGGGTTGGGTGTTGAGCCAATTCCATAAATAAGGGCAATTTCAGCCGCTGGCATGGCTTGCATGTAGGTCCGTGAAACAACAAAAAACTATACATAAAGGATTGGCGTTGAAACGCCCTACAGTCGGCCACAGAATGAAGGGGAATCAATTGCAACACCATCTCACAGATCCGATATTGGGATTGAGGCCACAGACAGGAGACAGTTCAGGGCGTCCGGGTTTTGAACAGTGTGATTAAATTCAAAGAGGCGAACACCAACCACTCGTTTGTTTAAACAATGCGGTGCTGCTATATACATTGCATTCCTGGCGAATGTGTTGTGGGAAACCATCCCCATTGTACATTGAATTGCGATGCCAAATTGTCTGTCGCGGATCGTGCACTGGCCCGCGACGCATATCTGAAACGGCGTACACTTCAACCCAAGAGAACTTTGACACTGTCCAGATATGTATGCTGCTTTGAATGTCTTGAACTGGCCTATGACGGAGTCCATGTAGCGGTCACACACCAAAATACTGCGCTTGGTGTGTGTCCAAAGTGCTACAACGATTTGACCTGGGTGAGTAAAATGAAATATAGTGTATCACCCGATACAATCGGTACACAGTCGATGGCGGCGCTACGCCAATGGATTCAACACTGTGGCAACAAACGCTATTTATCACCCTGTGGAGTTCGTACAGTCTTGAGAAAGTTGGACTTCGCCAATCCAGACCAATCCACAGATTAATTACAACTAGTTCTCTATACATTTACAGACTTGATATTGTAGTTCACTGGGTTGCATTGAGACTGAAGGGTGGGTGGGCATTGTGGATGAATTGAGAAACTTTCCAGTTCAGTATGACTTCAGAAACATGTATACACTGTGCCTCGTCACCCACCCCCACGTTTCTGCAATTTTTGTTCGGAATACGTGTGCAACTGCGACGCGGGTGGATATGGTAGTGACCATTTTAGTATCAATGCGGCCCTTGTGAAACACGCAGGTCCGTGCAGCGACCACTGTGCGTCGGATCCAAATGGGTCCGGATAGTCATAAGTTCTGGTATTTTGCTTGCGGGCCTTGTATGAGTGAATGTACTACTCGTAGTTGGTGTGCCTTGGATGGTGTGGTATGTGCCACGTGATGCGGACCCCTCGGTTGCGCGAGTCGATCGACCAATATCGCCAGTCGCAACGCGACCGTCAAAAGAAAGCGCAACGAAAATACGACTCCCATGGAAATCGCTGCGGAGCATGCTCACGACTTGGCATTGCACCGTGCGGAAATGTCCTTAATTTAAGCAAGTACAACATTTCAGGTGCTGATAATTGTATTTAAGTCCCTTCTGGTTTGCACATGAACGGATCCGGCGTCAATTCCGAGCCGCCCACTTTAATAGTCGTCCCAGTGAATTGGATGTCCCGCACTTGGAATCCAGATCCCCCAACGGAATAGTCACAAATATCGTGACATCCTTTTCCTGGTTCCAATTTGAAGGGTGCACGAATCCCCGATTCAGGATCGGTTGCGTGCACCATGACACTACTTAACACAGGTATGCCATTCCCATTACATTGGTATTGAACACTCGGAATCACATCACTTGTCAATTCTAAACTGCATGTTGGAGCAAGAGTTCCAGTTGTGGTCTGTGTACATTCAATGGGAGTGGAGGGCATGATGTTCGATAGGTTTATACATAGTCCATTAAAATAATTACATGCTCTCTGACAGGTTGATTTAGGTCACTGGTGCTGGGCCATTCGTAAAACAAAGGATGAAACGCCCCATACTCAGTGCACTTATACGCCACGCAATCCGCACACGTCGACCGATCCATCCAAAATGCGGCATTATTCAAAGACGGCGTAATTTAGATCCACTCGAGGAGTATGATTTGTTGGAGCAGCAATGGTGCGCCCGTTGCGGATGGCGTGCATTGTATGATAAATGTTTGGTTGACCGCCACTAGTTCCAAACGCGTTTATATTCTCACAATCAACTCCAGTAAATAAATAAATCATCTCAATAAAACACAACTGTCATGGGAAATGCACTGCAACAAGCTGTGAATGCAGGACAGGCCAATGGGGAGGGAGCACCCAGTGCGCGGGACATGATTGTACCAATTATTGATTTAATGGAGAAAATGCATGAAAATGGTCAGTGCCTTGGTAGTGGCGACATCCCTTACGATTTTGATGCAATGCGCGCCGAAGCGGCCACCATAGAATGTGATGGGTTAGACGACTGCTTTCTTGATTTTAGAGGACCTCCTGGTGAAAATGGAGAACCCGCACCTGTGCCCAGTCAAGCCGATGTGGTGGCGGACATGCTAAATGCGATAAACATACTTTCAGACGAGGAAGTGGAGCAGGCTGCCCAATTGGGCGCAAATCTTGCACAGGAACCACTCGTGCATGACTTACTTGGCCAATTCAGCCAAGTTGCGAAAAACAAACAGGTCGCTGCATTCCGTACAATTCAATTAGAGATCATGACAGATTTGATGTTCCGAACACGCATACAACTATTCATGAATCATTTGGCGCAACAAGAACTAGGAGATGTGAACAATGATCACTCCATGGATTCCGTCAACCGTGCCGTGTGGAACGACATATGGAGTAAGGATCTTCCGCCCAATGCCCCCGCGCCAGAGTTTGAGGAATTGACGCAAGCACACATTGATCAAATTGCATTGTATATGTAATCGCTACCTTGTTCCCCGTATATATTTTTTTGGTGGGGCAAAGTATAAAAGCAAAGCGCTAGCAACCCTCCTCCACTCTCTCTCTCTCTCTCTCTATGCCACGCGCCTGATCCATGTGGAGGCGGACATCAATATTGCGAATGAAATTTCGGAAGTCATGAGTTGTTAAGCCGAATACATGTTTCTATAGTAAAACAATGTCGCTGGAATCTCTAATTCGGGATTATGAATTGTTTGAGGGGTGGGCGAAATGCCACTTTGCGCAATTTTCAAAAAAGATTGTACCACCTAACTGGCGGCGAAACGGATTCCGATGATTCTGACAGTGAAGATTATCAACCCGCGCCTGCGCCAGCGCAACTTGATGACGATTCCGACAGTGAAGATTATCAACCCGCGCCTGCGCCAGCGCAACTTGATGACGATTCCGACAGTGAAGATTATCAACCCGCGCCTGCGCCAGCACAACTTGATGAGGATAACGATCGTCGTGGTGAGGATCAATTACACGAAGCTATTCAATGGAAGGCCGGGATTCTAATGAGGAATATATCGGGCCCTGGAGCAATTCGCCCCATTCGGCATCAATTACACATTGACCAATCACATATCCCAAACCCCCCCGAATGGCCCGATGAGGATGTTACAGTCCAAAAACGGCAATTTGAGGACGCGGCGGCATCTCCGTCTATGCGTCGATTGCGTAGTGAACACAAAAAACCGGTCCATGGAAACGTCCTCAATGTCGCTAGTAATACATTTGTGTCAGTGGGTGACGCTCTACGAACCGGACATGTGTTGAACATTTCACCGTACAAAATAAATGACGCGTTTCTCATACTGGTTACATCTAAAATGACGCAATCTCTGTACAGAAAACCACACGCACCGTGTGCATACAGGCCATTAATTCCTTTACATCAACGGCCCCAATTTCCTGCATCGAAACAATTCTTGAAACTTGGAACTTTGTTTGGTACCCGAGTTGTGGCACATGAATCAGATATCGCCAGTCTTCAATCCAGCGCAGAGGAGCATAAGTTTGGTATTTACCGACTGGAGCTCGAGGAACGAAATGCTCCAATGTATGACATCGTCGAGTACTACCAATCCACACCACACCAATTTAAAGCACCCAACTCCAAATATCAATATGATGATATTGGTGTCCTGCGCCCATCGCACCACCCAGATGCAATCCAAGTAGCGTTGATGCGATATTCAAACCGATGGGATGAAGCAATGAATGCCTACCTAAAGTACAAAAGTATGAACTATACCCCAAGGTCCATATGGGGTCAGGACGATTTGCGGCGCGCACTGGACGGCATTCGCTCGGACTACAATACATCGTACTTCAGACATATGTCAGACACAATATTACGCAAAGAAGTCGTCAACACAATCAAATTACTCGTTGATAATAACGACGAACATGGTACTGTGAACAACGATCCGACTCTTGTGGTGTGGCGCGGTAAAAGTACGAAAATAAACGCATCCGACCTTGTTGACGGTGTCTATACAGTGCCGGGGTTCATGTCGACAAGTTTAAGTAAAGAATATGCTATGCGGTTCACAAAAGATATGAAGTCATTTTCGTTTATCCCAACAGGCCCAATACTTAAAATACATGTCCCAATCGGAGCAAAATACTACGATATGATGCTCGCATCAACGCGTGGATCCGAATTAGAATTGTTGTTTCTACCTGGAACGAAACTACAGTTGGTGTCGGGAGAGCCCGGAAGTATGGAAATGACTTTTAAAGTTATTCTCGAGGATACAGTTACACAACCACCCCCAACCAAATGCCAATTGTACGACCGTATAAGTGTGGAATCGAGCGATGATACGTCCTTTCACTCCCACCCCGCACTTACAATGGACTCTTATACTCAAACCGTATCGGATATTCGTACAAAAATGCATGTGTTTATAGATCCACGCGTTGGAGTTGATCGAATGGGTGCGCCGCACCACATCAACTTGCAAACACTTGACGATATGCGAATCAAACAATTCTTACAAACACACAAGTCCGAATTTAAAGACCCAAATGTGTACAAATTTGACGTGGACCAATTTCGAGTTGAAGTTTGAGCTCACTTCACCACACACACACACACACACAAAGCCACCACTCGTATTTTTTGGTGGGCCAAAGTATAAAAGCCAAACACCCGCAAATAAAAATCCCCATAGAT